TTCTTTTGCTCTTTTTTACGGTAGGGGGTATGCCTTCTTATTTTGGCTGTCAATCCCCAGCAGCAGGTATCACAAAAATTTTTACCAAATTTTCAACCCCTTTAAAAAAGGAGGTGACAAAATGGACAAACAACAAAAAGAGCTCATGCTTCATTACTTAAAACGTCACTTCACAGATGAACAAATTCAAGATTTACTGCTGAAATATAAAGGTAAGTACATAGGCAAAAATGGACTCCGTAAAAAATTAGCCCAACTTGATAAAGAGTATTTCGGTAAAGCCTATTTTCCTAAATATTTCAGTCGTGAATCACCTGCTTTTCACGCTGAAATTGAAGAACATTTACAAAAAATGCTCGATGGAGAAATAAAAAATCTTTGCGTGGTTGCTCCACGTGGTCATGCAAAGTCTACGCTCGGAAGCTTTAAAATCCCATTATACTGCTTGCTATTTCGTTTAAAGCCATTTATCCTTCTCATCAGTGCTAACGAAGCAATGGCAAAAGAGTTTTTGAAATCCATTCGCATTGAACTTGAAACAAATGAAGCGATTCTTGAGGATTTCGGAGACTTAAAAGGCGACACATGGAACACGGAATGTCTTATCTTGACAAATGACACGTGTATCATGGCAAAAGGTGCTGATAGTTCCCTTCGTGGTATCAAATATAAAAATTTACGTCCGACATTAATTATTTCAGATGACATTCAGAAGGATAGCAATATTGCAAGTGAATCCAAACTTGATCAACTCAAGAAATGGTACTGGGAATCCCTTGTGAACACAGGCGATACATATACATCATTCCTGTTCATCGGCACTCGAATGACAGAGGATGATCTGTTAGCCGATATCATGAACAACCCTACATATACAACGCTTTTTTACCAAGCCGTCATTTCATGGTCAGAACGTGAAGACCTATGGAATGAATGGGAAGAAATCGTGACAGACCTTTCAAATCCATTCCGTTTATCTGCCGCTGAAACATTCTTCGAGAAACATAAAGACGAGATGCTTAAAGGAACTAAAGTACTCTGGGAAGCGAAAAACGATTATTACGACTTAATGCTCAAACGTATCGAAATAGGCGATGATGCTTTTTCAAAAGAATTACAAAACGAACCAAAGTCATCAAAAGATAGAGTATTCCAAGAACTCACTTATTTCACACCTAGCGAATTAGATACATCTAAACTCGAAGAAATAGTGATGACAATTGATCCATCATTAGCTAAATCAAACCGATCAGACTTTTCCGCAATTACAATTCTCGGAAAAGATGCTGACGGTTATTTTTATGTTCTCGATGGCGATTGTAGACGATTAAAACCTGATGTACTCATTGATACAGTCATTGAAAAACTTAAACTGTTTTCTGCTATCACTCGAATCGGTATTGAAACAGTTAACTTCCAAGCGTTACTTAAACAGCAGCTTGAACGAAAACTCGTTCAAAACGGCTATTATATCGACATTGTGGAAATTAATTCACGCTCCAATAAACATTCACGCATCATGTCTTTGCAGCCGATGATTGCAAACGGATATATAAAATTCAATCCAAACAATAAAGCATATAATCAACAAATTCTCGACTATTCATCGACAGCAAAGAATGATGATGCTCCCGACTCACTAGAGATGGCTGTCACATTGATTCAGAAAATGAGACGTATTCAGTCATTAGATAGAAGATTACTTGGATTATAAAAGGTAGGTGAAATGCTTGATTACATCCGAACAAATTAGAGATGCGATTAAGAAGCATCGTACAGAATTGCCTCGATATCAGAAACTGTACAATTATTACGTTGGTCGGAATGACATTTTAAATCGTCAACTTCCTGATCCACTCAAGCCGAATAATAAAATTGCAACATCGTATCCGAGTTTGATCATTGACACTGTGGTCGGCTATTTTGCGAGCAAGCCAGTCAGTTATTTATCTCGTTCAAATAATGAAAAGTATCTTGCTGATTTGCAAAAAATCTTTCTTTTGAACGATGAAGAGGACTGCAACGCGGAGATCGTGAAAGATTTTAGCATCTTCGGTAAATGTTATGAACTTACATATATTGATACACAAGGGAATATTCGTTTCCAACAATATTCGCCTTTGGAAATGTATGTTGAAAAAGACAGTCAAGATAATATTCTTTTTGGCTTGCGTTATTGGCAAGAAAAACAAGGCGATACGAATGTAACTAAAGTAGAAGCTTATGATGCAGAAGGGTTTCACTATTTTACATCGTTTGACGGTGGTGAAACGTTTGTATTAGATCAATCTATTCCGCATTATTTTGGGGAAGTACCAGTAACGATCTACAAGAATAACGATGAAGAAATTGGTGATTTTGAAAAACAAATTCCGTTAATTGATGCAATCGATAAAATTCTTTCAGATAGCGCAAATGAGTTGGAGTCATTTGCAAATGCTTACCTTCTCATTAAAGGGTATCAAGGTACAAAGCCGGAAGATATCGAAAAAATGCGCCAAAATGGTGTGCTTTTGTTAGATAATCAAGGGGATGCTTCTTGGCTTATTAAAAATATAAATAATCAATTCCAACAAAATTTCTTTGAAACGATTGATAATTTGATACATATTCAAACGGCAACACCAAAGTTGACAACAGAACAGTTCAGCTCCAATTTGTCAGGCATTGCTATAGGATTTAAACTTTTTGGACTTGAATCCAAGTGTTCAGTCAAAGAGCGCAAAATGGAAAAAGCATTGCGGAAACGTATTCGATTGATTACAAATATCCTTAATTTGAAGGGTGCGAACTACAACTATACAGATATTCAATTCCAATTCAGTCGTAACATTCCGCAAAACGAAATGGAGATTGTGCAAGAAATCGTACAACTTACGAATATGGTTGACCTTGAAACACGTCTTTCTTGGCATCCTAGAATCCAGAATCCGAAGCAGGTCATCGAGAAATTAAAGCAAGAACAAGACACAATGAATTTAGATGCGATAGGTGACAGCAATGAATGAAAAAGAATTTTTGAAGATGGTTGATGAATTATTCAACCTATCTGAAAAAGAACATCGTGAAGTATTGAAACTGTACAAGCGTCATCGTGACAATATTAAGCAATTAATTGCTGAATTGTTCATGCGATATGGAAATGACGGAAAAGTGAATGTTTCCGACATTCCGAAAATTGAACGACAAATACAAGAAGAAATCAGAAATATTGCTGTTTCTGAAGTAGCAATAGTCACATCTATTCTTGCGACTATATGTGCGCTTGCGTATTATCGTACAGCGTACCAAATTGAGAAAAGTATTGGTGTTGCCATTTCTTTTTCATTGCTTCGAAAAGAAGTGATTGATGAGATTGTTAATTTTAACTGGAGTGGTATTCCATTTAGTGAAAGAATTTGGGATAACACAAATGCGCTTGTAAAAGCTTTGCGTACTGAACTTTATCTCGGTATTCAACAAGGTGAAAGCATTGACAAAATTGCAAAGAGGATTGATAAGCAATTTAATTCTAAAGCATTCCAATCAAAACGTTTAATTCTTACTGAGTTATCACGGGTGGTTTCTTCAGCACAGGAAAAAATCTATCGAGATAGCGGTGTAGTGCAAAAAGTTCAATGGGTTGCTACCCTCGAAGGAAATACGTGTGAGCAATGTGCCCGACTTGATGGAAAACAATTTGATATTGATGATGAAACCAAACCTTCTCCACCTCGACACCCGAATTGTCGTTGCTGCTTAATACCGATCATCGAAGGCTATACGCCAACAAAACGTAAAGACAACGAAACGAAGCAAGTCATCGAATATCAAAGTTATGATGAATGGGCTAAAAGTAAGGGAATTCAGTCACCTTAAATGGTGGCTTTTTATATTGTCTTTTTCTCGATTGCAGACGTTAAAGAACAATCGAAAAATAAAATCAAAAAACATGCACTTTCAGGGCTATATAAGCGTTGAAAGGGCAAAGGGAGGTTATTTTTATGGAAATCACATTAGAACAAGTTAAGGAATTTTTTGAGCAAAACAAAGACAATGAGGAAGTAAAAGCATATCTTGAGGGCTTGAAAAAAGTGAGCGTTCAAGAGGTGCAACAAATGCTTGTTGAAAATGAGGAGTTGAAGAAATTCTTCGATTCCGAAAAGGATAAGCATTTTTCGAAAGGGCTTGAAACGTGGAAACGCAATAATCTTCAAAAACTGATTGATGAAGAGATTTCAAAACGTTTCCCTCAAGACGATCCGAAAGACTTAAAACTCAAAGAACTGGAACAAAAAATCAAACAGATGGAACAAGAAAAGTTGCGTGAAGCATTGAAAAATAAAGCACTTACGATTGCAACAGAGAAAAAGCTTCCAGTTCAACTTATTGATTTTCTAATTGGTCAAGATGAGGAGTCTACGCTTCAAAACCTTGCTACATTTGAGGAAGTGTGGACACAAAATCTTCAAGCACTTGTTGAAGAAAAATTAAAAACAAGTGGCGTAAATCCGAAAGATAGTGGAGATAAGCCAAAAGTATTAACAAGAGAGCAATTGCTTTCTATGTCATCGGATGAAATTGCTAAACTTGATCAAAAGTTAGTTAATGAAGCTTTAAAAAATGGTTAATTAAGGCATACGTTTGGTATGTCTTTTTTCATATCGTCTTGTTTCCACGCTTTAAGACGTTAAAGACAAAAGCGAATTAAAAATATTAAAATTTGATGAAAGGATGATGTTCGTATGGCAATCACAAGTTTTATTCCTCAAGTTTGGGAAGCAAAATTATTAACTAATTTCCGTAAAGCTTCAGTAGCAGAATTAGTAACTACTGCTCCAACAAAAATTGAAGGTAACAAAATTATTTTCAATCGTATTGGAGCGTCAACTTTAAAAGATTATAATGGTTCAATTGTATGGGATGAAGTCACAACTACGCCAATTGAATTAAATATGGATCAAAAGAAATATTTCGCTATATCTGTTGATGATGTTGACGCTGTACAAGCTGCTGGTGATGTTTTAGATACTGTTACTGAAGATGAAGCAATGGCTGCTAAAGAAGTGATGGATTCTTATGTTTTAGGTTTATATACTGATGTTGATGCAGATAACACAATTGGCGATGATACAAATCCTGTGACACTCGATAAAACGAATGTATATGACTACATCGTTGATTTAGGAACAAAACTTTCTAAAAAGAAAGTACCAAATTCAAATCGTTTTGTTGTAATTAATGCTGAAGTTTTAGGGTTACTTTCAAAAGATGATCGTTTTACAAGTAATCCAACTGTACTTGAAAACGGGGTTGTTGAAGGTCAAAAAATTAATAACATGCAAGTGGTTGTATCTGAAGAAATTCCGAATGTTAACGGTAAATTAAAAATTATCGCTCTTCATAAATCAGCAATCGGATTTGGAAAACAAATTGAAAATACAGAAGCAATTCGCTTGCAAAATGCATTCGCTGATGGAGTACGTGGCTTGTTCGTATATGGTGCTGGTGTACTTCGTCCTGAAGCAATGGCAGTACTTACTGCAACAATTGCTTAATACATACTCCTTTGGCGGGCAGGGCTTTCCTGCTCGTTTTTTATTTATAGTGAGGTGATGTAAGTGTTTTTCCGTAATAAGAAAACTGGTCTTGTATGGGAAATTGTTGACGAAGATCATATTAAACGACTTCAAAATAATGATGATTATGAAGAAGTCAAAGAAGAAAAAGAGCAACCCAAGCAATCTGCAAAAAAATCCCCAACTAAAAAGGGGTGATAAAATTTGGCTTCTTTAGATAATGTAAAAATCTTGCTTGGCATCACTGATACTTCACAAGATGCTTTGTTAAATTTGTATCTTTCGAGAGCTACAAATTTTGTTAAAAACTATTGCAATGTAGATGAAATTCCTCTTGCTCTTGATGAAGTTGTGGAAGATATTGCTGTTGTTTTGTATCGAAAAAAAGGTGTAGAGAACATACAAGAAGAGAAAAAAGGGAGCTTGTGGGAAAGACAAATTGATTTTCTTCCTAAGGAAATTGTTAGTCAATTAGATGCTTATCGCAGGGTGAAGTTTATATGAGACTAACGAAAACAGTGTATCTTCTCGGTGATGGTGAAGAAGTATTAGTCGGCTGGAATGACTTCGGCGAACCAATTTACGAAACGATTCCAACGAGAATCCCTATCCAATGCGAAATTGAACCATATTCATCAAAATTAGCTGAAAATCGATACGGCATCATTGTTGATGTACAATATCGACTTTTCACAAATCCCGATGAACGCTTAAAACTCGGTGAAAAAATCGAGTATAAGGATAAAAATTACACCATCACAGGTGTAATGGATTTTGATCGACA